ATGGGCTATTTGTACCCCAAAATGAGTCGATAAGTCATGATTAAGGAGCAAGAAGTCATGATTGGTGGACAAAAGGCTGAAACAGGCTCAGATCGGCCCACATCGGTTTTTTTGCCGGTATCAGCTCCACGAATCCACTCACCGCTCAATGATTTGCCCACGCGTGGCTTTGAACTGATCGATTTCGCTGACAGATTCATCGATGGCGGCTTTATGCCATGGCAAAAGTGGTTAGCCGAGCAATCCTTGAAAGTCAAAAGTGATGGGAGATGGAAGCATCCAATTTCAATCGCCATGCTTCCGAGACAACAAGGAAAATCCACATACATGCTTGCCCGTATTGCCATGGGCATGTTTGAGTGGAACGAGTCATTGCAGATTGCATCAGCTCACCGGCTTGTCACATCTCTGGAGCAATTTCGTCAGCTTGTTTCGATGATTGAAAAGCATGCTGATCTTTCCGCTCAGGTAAAGCGCATCCGCTGGCAACATGGAGCCGAAGAAATTCAATTGCTAAATGGATCACGATTCTTGATCAAGGCCGGTGGCTCAGCTGCTCGCGGAGCTTCACCAACGACTGTCCATTTGGACGAAATCCGCGAAATGCACGATTTAGAATCTTTTGCCTCATTGCGTTTTGCTCTGATGGCTGCAAAAAATCCTCAAGTCAATGGCTTCACAAATGCCGGAGACTCGCACTCCGTAGTTTTGCAAATGCTACGCGAAAGAGGCTTGGCAGCTGCATCGGGTGCAGATGATGACATTGGATGGTTTGAGTGGTCGGCTCCCACAGATGAAATCTCATTTGAAAATGCAGCTTCATGTAATCCAGCTTTAGGCATAACGATGCACCCAGATAATCTCCGAGCAATCCTAAATGATCCTCCAGAAATCATCATGACCGAGGTTTTGTGCAGATTTGTACAGACAATCTCTAGTGTGGTCGGAGCCAAAGAGTGGCAAGAGTGTGGGGATGAAACTGTTGATCTTGATCCAGACAAGCTCACATGGATGGCCATTGACATTTCACCCGATCGAAAAAATGCCGCACTTTGCGCGGCCCAAAAGCTTGGATCTGAAACTTTTATTGTGAAGCTCTTGCACACATGGGAAAACACGATCCAGTTGGATGATCGTGCAATTGCCAATGATGCGGCCTCATATTGTCGGAAATATCCAATTGAGTATTTGCTTTACAGCCGGAGAACATCCGGAGCTGTTGCAGCTCGTATGCAGCCGGCCGGTATCCCAATTCATGACATGGATGCGGATTATCCTCAAGCGTGCGATGAATTACTGGGTGCAATCAATTCCGGGCGTTTGAAACATCGAAACCAATCAAAGCTGACCGAGCAGATTCTTTCAGCTGTGCAATTGAGGCGCGGTGATGGCGGCTGGGTTATTGGAAGGCGTGCCAGCGGTACCGCTGTGGCCGCTGCCGTAGCAGCCGCATTGTGTACACACTTTGCGACACGCCCAGAAACCGAAATCGACATTTTGGTGGGTTGATGCTTGACATTTTGAGAAAATGCGCTCATGGGATTATTCGACCGAAAGCGCACGATTGAAACAGTCGCGCCATCGCGCGGTGCTGATATAGCTGCACAGATCGGCCCGGCTCCAACCCTTGATGCATTTTTTCCATTTGGTGGAGCCGATTACATTGTCAGCCGCGAGGAGGCAATGAGTGTGCCGGCAATTGCTCGCGCACGAAACATGATCTGCAATTCAATTGCAACAATTCCTTTGATTACACGCGACAAAGACACCGGTGCAATTGTTGATCAACCTGTTGTGATTTCTGATCCGGACAAGCGGGTACCAGGAGCAGCATCATGGGTGTGGGCGTGTGAGGATTTACTTTTCACCGGATTTTCATATTTTCAAATAATTGATTTATTTGCAGACACCGGAAGAGTGCGCCAAATGTGGCGCGTTGCTCCCAATCGTGTTGGTGTGTTTTTGAATTCAATTGGCACTCAAATCGAGTATTACACAGTCGATGGATCGCGTGTGCCAATGTCGGGTGTTGGATCACTTGTCGTGTTTTATGGCAACGATGAAGGATTACTCAATCGCGCCGGGCGCACCATTCGCGCCGGTGCAGAGCTTGAAAGAGCTGCCGCAATGTACGCGCGTGAACCTGTGCCATCGATGGTTTTGAAATCTAACGGAACAGCGTTGCCAGCCGACCGCATCGCTAAGCTGTTGGATGCATGGGGCGCAGCGCGCCGAAATCGTGGCACAGCATTTTTGAACGCCGATGTTGAATTGACAACAGTTGGATTTACACCAGAGCAAATTGGCCTCAACGCTGCACGCGAAATCATTGCGACCGAATTAGCAAGAGCCGTGGGAATTCCGGCGTACTTTATTGATGCGCCGACTGGATCATCCATGACATATGCAAACGCCCAAACGGCGCGTCAAACTTTGTTGGACTTTTCACTATTGCCGCTAATGAACAGCATTGCCAGCCGTTTATCAATGCCAGATTTCACGCCATCAACACAGCGCGTGGAATTTGACTTGAAGGCTTATTTGCGCGGATCAGAAAAAGAGCGCGCAGACATTTATAAGATTTTATTTGACATCGGAGCAATCACGACCGATGAAATTAGACAAATGGAGGATATGATTCAATGAAGCTGACAACACCCATGCAGATCACGGCAGCTGATTCAGATGCACGCACAATCACCGGTCGCATTGTTGCTTTCAATGAGCACGCAAATGCAAGCACCGGAAAAGTCGTTTTTGCAAAAGGATCAATTCAGCCAAATGATGTGTTCTTAAACCTTGAACATGACAATACGCGCAGAATTGGGCGCAGCGTGGCCATGTCTGTTAATGACAAAGAAATGACAGCCACATTTAAGATTGCCAACACCACAGCCGGCACCGATGCACTTACCGAAGCAATGGAAGGCTTACGCGATGGATTCTCGATTGAATTGGCTGTGGACAATTATGAAATGCAAAAAGACGGCACAATGAAAGTTTTGAATGGACAGCTCACAGCTGTTGCACTTGTCACCGAACCAGCTGTGCGATCAGCTCGCGTTTCAGAGGTGGCAGCATCCGAAGATTCTGAAACTCAAGAAGTTGCAGAAATAACAAACCCAAATGAAGGAGACAAAGTGGACAACACTACCGAACCAGTCGCTCCTGCCGTTGAACCGGTAGCAGCTCCAGAAGTCGCCGCACCAGTACAAGCATCGCGCCCGGCTTACTACACAGCACCACGATCACCAATTGTGAACAAGGTTTCATACCTTGAGCATTACCTAAAGGCAACAATTTTGCATGATGAGGATTCACGTCAGTATGTAAAAGCAGCTGACAACACAACATCAACAGCTCCGGGCATGGTTCCAACACCACAGAGCACACAGGTTATCAATGCATTGGCAAACGCTGATCGTGGAACAATCGATGGCATCAGCCGTGAAACTTTAGTTGCCGAGGGGATGACATTCGAGTTGCCCCGTGTGACCGCTGTGCCCACAGTTTTGCCAATCAATGAAAATGCAGCGATCACAGAATCATCACTATCAGCGACATTTCTTTCTGTTTCTGTTCAGCCTTTCAAAGGCCGCGCAATTTCAACGGTTGAACTTATTGACCGCAGCCGTCCGGAATACCTAACAGCACTTTTGCAGAATCTTGAATTTGCTTATGCAAAAGAGACTGACGAATATGCACTTGCACAAATGCAAGCGGCAGTCACTAGCGTGACAGCACAGGCAGCAAACTCAGCAACCGGATTCCTTGGATACACATCAAAGGCAGCCGCAAATGTTTATGGCGCATCACTTGGATTCGCTCGCTCATTAATTGTTTCACCTACACAATGGGGAAACATCATGGGATACAACGACAATGGCACACCGCTATACAATGCGGCACAACCTAGCAATCAGGCAGGAAATGTCCGAGGCGATTCTTTGCGCGGTGTAGTTTCACCGGGCTTAAACCTTTATGTTTCACGCTCATTTGGTAATGCTGGAACAACAACAGCCGATGGAGATTCTTCAATGGTCGTTGTCAATCCAGATTCATACACATGGTATGAGTCACCACGCTTTACACTACGCACAAACATCAACAGCGATGGAACAATTGACATCCTTTACTACGGCTATGGCGCACTAGCTGCCAAGGTGCCAAATGGTGCACAATTTAACGATCTCGCTTAATTAACAATCAATCATCGATGGCGGTCGCTCCCGAACGCTATTGATACGAAAGGAACAGAGATGCCAGCAATAGTCACAGCCTCACAGCTCAGGCAAATTCTTGGTGTCTCTGTTTCTTTGTATTCAGATGCACAATTGGATTCATTTATTGATTCAGCTGAGCAAACGATTTTGCCGTTACTTACTCAATACCAATCATCGGTGACTTTTGCCAATGTGAGTGATTCCGTCATTTATTTCACCACAATGCGGCCAAATTACTTTGTGCCGGGTCAATCTGTTGTTGTTACCGGGGCCGGAACTTACAGCGCGACTTATACAGTTACCGATGATCGGATTGAGCCTTATCTTTTTACCGCAGCAACAGCGGCGGCTGATCGAACATATCCGTTGCCGTTCATTCCTAACGCCACGGCTACACTATCCGGTGGGTCAGCCGCGCAGCTGTACGCATCGACCCCACCAATTGAAAATGCAATCTTGGTTGTTGCCGTTGAGATATTTCAGAGCATCACAGCTCCGGGCAATCAGATCATGTCAGATAATTTCCAGCCCGCGCCATTTATTCTCGGGCGCAGCTTAACGAACAGAGTTATTGGATTACTCGGGCCATTTTTGGATGTTGAAACGATGGCGCAATGACGATTGAATCCCAAATCCGCACACCACTTAAAACAGCACTTTCAGGCATTGCAGCCAATGTGTACAACGGAATTCCAGAGACAATGACAAGCCCATCGATTTGCTTGATTCCAGATGCACCATATTTGGAAAGCGTTTTGATTGGTAAAAATACAACAAAAGTAAAAGTCAATCTGACTGTGACTGGTGTTGTCACTTACGCAAACAACGCCGCAGCTTTGGACAATCTCGAAACATTGATGATTTCAATCATTGCAGCAATGCCAAATGGTTATGAAGTCGGAAATGTCAATCAACCACAACCTTTGGAGGTCGGTGCCGGTAAGTACCTCACGGCCGATCTTCAAGTATCCACATACTACAACCAATAGGAGAAATCATGCCGACAACAATCGTAACGGGCAGAAATGTGAGCTTCAGCATCGATGGGGATACTTTTGATGCACAAGCAACATCTGCCATTTTAACAATTGATTCAACAATCAATACCTATCAAACACTCGATGGCAAGGCGTATTACACAACCGATACTCAAGGCTCATTTGCCGTTGAAATGTTGGCTGATTGGGGCGTTGCTTCATCACTTTGCGAAATGCTTTGGAATTCAGCTGAGGCAAGTCCCAATACGCCTTTGGCTGTCATCCTTGAAGCTGAGACAGGCACGACTTTTAATTTTACTGTGCAACCAATCTTTCCATCTGCCGGCGGCACAGCACCGGATGCACAGACAGTTTCAATGACTTTTACCTGTGTAACAACACCTACATTGGCATAACGAAAGGAAATCGGGAGCATGAAACTAGCAATTACGATCGAATTCGCATCGGGGGAAAGCGCGATTTATACCGCGCTTCCACCGGAGTGGATGAAATGGGAACAAAAGACTGGCAACACAATTCAGCAAGTATCTGAGAAATTAGGCATTGCTGATTTGATGTTTTTGTCTTATCACGCAATGAAACGCGAATCAGCTGGAAAGACTGTAAAGCCTTTTGATGTGTGGTGTGAAACTGTAACTGACATAAATGTTGGAGAAACCGAAAACCCAAAAGTTATGAATCCGGAAGCATAAACCGGATTCTTTGGGAATTGGCTATACATACAGGATTGTCACGATCAGAGTTTCAAACCGCTGAGGATATTTTAACCGCTTTTGAGATTCTAAGGATGAAAAATGGCAACTGAGTCGATCACCTATAACAAGGCCGATCTACGCGGAATCATGAAAGCTTTCAAAGCTATGGATGAAACGGCTGTCGAACAAGCCAAAGGCGTTTCAAATGGATTGGCCACTTATGTGCAATCGAAAATTACAAGTGCAGCTAGTAGCCGGCCAAATAAAGCCGCGCTCAAAATCGCCCAAGGTTCACGGGTGAGCAAATCATCAAAAGTCGGTGAAATCAGTTACGGCTTTGTATCTCAAAAGTTTTCCGGTGGCGGCACAACCCAATCGCTTTGGGGCGGCTATGAATTTGGATCAAATAAATATAAGCAATTTCCAGTTTGGTCAGGCAGATATGGGCAAGGCTCACGGGGTTGGTTCATCTATCCAACATTGCGCGCCGAACAGCCACACATCGTTGCACAATGGGAAAATGCTTTTTCCAAGATTCTTAAGGAGTGGTGATGGCTGGACAAAGTAGAACGCTCAAGCTCTCCATTTTAGCCGATGTTGATGAACTCAAAAAGAGTCTCAATGTAGGCGCAAAGGATGTTGATGGATTTGCTGGCAAGATTGGTGATTTCAGCAAAAAGGCCGCGTTGGCATTTGCTGCCGTGGCCGCTGCCGCCGGCGCAATGGCTGTCAAAATTGGTATTGATGCCGTCAAAGCTGCCAGCGACTTAGGCGAGACAATTTCAAAAGTTAATGTTTTATTTGGCAAAAGCGCAAAAGACATTGAAAAATTTGCAGATACGGCGGCTTCATCCTTAGGCCAGACAAAGCAACAAGCCTTAGATGCGGCTGCAACTTTTGCCACATTTGGCAAATCGGCAGGATTATCAGGCCAGCAACTTTCAAAGTTTTCAATCGATTTCGTAAAACTCTCATCCGATCTTGCTTCATTTAATAACACATCACCCGAACAGGCAATCAACGCAATTGGTTCAGCCTTACGCGGTGAAGCCGAACCATTGCGCGCTTATGGCGTTTTACTCGATGATGCTTCATTGCGACAAGCTGCTCTGGAATTAAACATTGTCAGCACCACAAAAAATGCACTTACACCTCAGCAAAAGGTATTAGCTGCTCAGGCGTTGATCTATAAACAAACGAGCGCGGCTCAAGGAGATTTTGAGCGCACCTCCGACGGCCTTGCCAACAGAACAAGAATCTTGACTGCTCAGCTTGAAAATGCAAAAACAGAAATTGGTTCGGCATTGCTCCCAATTGTTTTGCAATTAGCAAGCGCATTTTCTGACAAGGTAATTCCACTCGTTGAGAAATTTACACGAGCGTTTTCAAACACGGATGGAAACTTAGGCGGAGTTGTTACCAATGTTGGCAATATCTTAAAAAACACTCTTACACCAATTATCAATGGTTTAGATTCGGCTTTTAGTCGCATTACCAATGTTATTCGTGATAACAAAGAAAACTTTGAATCTTTCTATGAAGTAGTAAAACGAGTGGCACCATTGATCGGTTCAATTATTGGTGGGGCAATTAAGGTTTTGGGTCCAATTGCCGAGACTATTCTTAACCTGTTTTCAAAGATTTTGGGTGCAATTGCGCCATTGCTCAATACTGCCATTGACGGAATTAATACTGTTATTCGTGGCTTAAACCTTGTCAAAATTGGCAAAGACATTCCATACATTAGCAAAATTGGTGCAACAGATATAACAACAGGTTTTAGCGGCACAACCCCAGGTGGGCAATCATTTTCAGGCAATCTATCAGGCGACGAGGTTGTCACAAAACAGACAATTGATTTGTCAAGTGATCCAGCAAACATTGCTAAGTATTCCACTAATGCAGCTGAACAGGCAGCGGCTCAAAAAATCATTGATGCAATGAAATTTAACATCGGTGGGCTCAATGATGCCGCAAATACAGCTCGAACCATGTCAGATTTAGGCAGCGGTGTTGCAGCTGGGTTGGGAACTTCCGGGGCTTTTGACAATAACGGAACAACAATCAACTTAAATGTCACGGGTGCGGTAGATTCCGAAGGTACAGCAAGAGCAATTATTGATGCACTTAATAATTCTTATTATCGTGGAACTAATGGAGCCACAAATTTGGTGACTACATGAGTATTTTCAATCCCATTTGGCGTGTGATTATTGGCGGCACGACATACACAAATTATGTTATGGCCAATTTAACAATCACAACTGGGCGTACAAACATCTATGAGCAAGCCAATGCAGGATATGTTAATTTGCAATTGATCAATTTAGATCAATCAATTATCGACATTGAAATCAACGATGCTGTAACGATTGAATTGCAAGATTCAACAGCTACATTTGTGCCAATTTTTGGCGGTACAGTCGTTGAATTTGACATTGGGATTGCTGCATCCGGTGTTGTGGGGATTAATCAATCTGTGTCAATTACCGCTTTGGGAGCTTTGTCGCGATTGCCAAAAGCTCTTACCGAAGGTGTATTAAGTCATGATTTTGACGGCGATCAAATCTTGACCATTTTGACTGATCTTTTGATCAATTCATGGAATGAAGTGCCAGCGGCTTTGACATGGGCAACCTACGACCCAACAGAGCAATGGCAAGATGCACAAAACACCGGCTTGGGTGAAATTGACACACCGGGCAATTATGAGCTTTCACAGCGATCGGCATCGACCATTGATGTTTATTCTCTTGTTTCAGCTTTGGCAACATCTGGATTGGGTTACATTTACGAAAATGCTCAAGGCCAAATTAGCTATGCAGACAGTACGCACCGATCCACTTATCTTGCCGCTAATGGGTACACCGATCTTTCAGCTGCTCAGGCGTTGGCCAATTCGCTTTCAATTCAGACTAGAGCTGGTGACATTCGCAACGATATTAGTCTGACATATGGGCAAAATTCTCAAAATGCTGTCACAGACACCGATCCGACTAGCATTGGCCTTTATGGACGATTAGCACAGATTATAAATACGACGATCAGACATACAGCCGATGCCGAAGATCAAGCGGCTTTTTATCTAACGCTTAGAGCCTATCCTCAAGCCAATTTTAATGAAATTACATTCGAGCTAACAAATTCGGAAATTGACGATGGCGATCGGGATGCTTTGATCAATATCTTCATGGGTCTGCCATTGCGTATTAGCGATTTACCGCTAAACATGGCATCTGGAACCTATCTAGGATTTGTCGAAGGATGGACATGGCGAGCCGCATACAACAGCGTTTCGGTCACGGCTATTCTTTCCCCATTGGCATTTTCATTGCAAGCCATGCAATGGCAAGATGTCGCAATTGCAGAACAATGGAACACAATCAGCGGCAGCCTCACATGGGCTGATGCCTTAGTCGTAGCGTAAGGAGAAAAACAATTGTCAAATCCAACAACCCCGTTTAACTGGCAAATGCCGACACCGACCGATTTGGTCACGGATTTGCCAGCTGATTTTGAAGTTTTTGGTCAAGCTGTTGCAACATCAATGGCCGATCTATTAGGCGGCACATCTGGGCAAGTGCTTGCCAAAAATTCAAACACAGATATGGATTTTGTTTGGGTTACTAGCGATGATGCTAACGCCATTCAAAACTCGATCGTCGATGCCAAAGGCGATCTTATTGGCGCAACAGCAGCCGATACACCTGCGCGCTTGGCGGTTGGTACAAATGGTCAAGTGCTAACGGCTGATTCAACTGCTGGCACAGGATTAAAGTGGGCAACTCCGATTGCTCCACCTGTTAATTTATTACTAAATTCTAATTTTGCATTGAATCAACGATCTTATGTTTCAGCAGCTAACTTAGCTTCTGGGTTTTACGGTTTTGATCGATGGAAGTCAAATTACACAAACACAACATTAACTTTTACTGCATCCACACAAGGACAAGAATTAACAATAAATGCAAGCGGTGGTCTGCAACAAATCATAGAACAAGGTCTCGTGCCAGCTGGCACTTACACTCTTTCTTGGACAGGAACCGCAACAGCCCGAGTTTATAATTCGGGCGGGACTCCACCATCATATGCAGCTTCGCCGGTTACTTTTACAGCTGACGGTAGCGCAAATGTGGTAGTCGAATTTACTGCAACTGGATCGACCAAAACAGTATCAAAGGTTCAATTTAATGAAGGTATTGGAACAGGATGGTCACTTGCAACGCCAACATTGCAAACTGAACTAGCCGCTTGTCAGCGGTATTATTTCCGTTCAACTCCGTCAGGTGCTTATGGCTGGCTAGGTTACGGAATTGCTCAAAGTACAACTGCAACAACAATCGGTGTTGTTTTGCCAAGTCAAATGCGAACATCTCCAACCTCTATTGATTTTTCTACTTTATCTCTTGTTGATGGAGTAAATTCAACTGCGGTGACTGGTTGCACTATAGACACTTCTGTCACAAGCGCAGTTGTTGGGGTGGTAACTGCATCTGTGGCTTCAGGATTGACTCAATTTAGGTCTTATATGTTACGACAAAATGCAAGCGGTTCTGGGTTTATCGGATTCAGCGCGGAACTTTAGGAGATGACAATGGACAATGTAACTTTTATTGATGTTGAAACTTTAGAGGGTATCAACACTCACGCTTTAATTGCTAACGCAGACGGGTCATTTACCTCAATGCTCAAATCAACTTATGAGGCTATGCAAGCGGAACAATCCACACCGATTGACACCGGTGATGAGTAATTTTCCACAAGGCACATTGCCTCGTTTGATTCAGGTTGCGCTCGCTGAGGTCGGCACAGCTGAAACAGGCAACAATGAGACAAAGTATGGCAAGCACATGAAAGCCGACAAGCTGCCATGGTGTGGGTCGTTTCTTAATTGGTGTGCAGATCAAGCTGGTGTCAAAGTGCCAAATGTGGTCAGCACAAGAGCTGGTGCCGATGCATTTAAGAAAAACAAGCAATGGCACACCACACCAAAGATTGGTGACTTTGTTTTCTTTGATTTCATCATAGATGATAAAGAAACGATCAATCATATTGGCTTGGTGATCCGGGCATCGGAAAAACAGATCGTGACCATTGAAGGCAACACATCAGGCGGTGGAGATCAGCGCAATGGTGGAGAAGTGATGGTGAAATCAAGAACTTTGGGAGCACGCTCATTTGTGGTCGGTTATGGCCGACCAGCTTATGAGCCTTTTTCCGGTGATCTACCGGATCGACCAAAAGGAGAAAAATAATGGAGCAATTCAAAGCAATGGCAGCATCATGGATAAGAAGCTCAATTGCCGGTGCGCTGGCCGTTTACATGACAGGCAACACCAATCCAAAAGATTTGGCTATGGGCTTGTTGGCTGGCGTAGTGCCGTTGGCAATGCGCTGGGCTAATCCCAACGATGTGGCATTTGGCAACCAAAAGTGAGCGTGGGTGAATGGACGGCTGTTGGTGGTCTTGTAATTACAACGCTGGCAGCCATCTATTCATCGATGAGAATCATCATCAAAGCGGTCATGAGCGAACTTTCACCGAATTCGGGATCGAGTATGAAGGATCAAATTTCACGCATAGAAACTCGATTGGATTATCTATACACACAGCTTATTGAGGAAAAGAAGTAGCGACACGCCGCGATGTGAGCGTGATTGTTGAAATTGTCAGATATTGCTGTCACTCTCTATTTCGGGAGCAGATCAGCTGTTCCCAGAATCGGGAGCAATACAATGAACGAATTATCAATAGTGATCTTTATGGTTATCGCAGGGGCTTTGTGGGCTTTAATGGCTTATTCGGTCGGGTTTAAGGAAGGCCAGCGACAAGGCTACTCAAGAGGCCGGGCGGTATCTCGCCACATCTCACAGCTTGATCAGGCGGCCAAATAATGTCATTCATGGACAATTACGAAGGCAACAAAGAGCGCACAGATCGATGGATTGCTACATATCCGCTGGGTAGGCTTGAGGCACATATCATTGAATTCAATGCTGAAAAAGGCTATGTGCTTATACAAGCCAAAGCATGGCGCAATCAAGAGGAGACAGAGCCAGCGGGCATTGATTACGCTTTTGGCTATCGTGAGGCATATCCGGAGAAAATGCGCCGATGGATGATCGAGGATACAACCACATCGGCTTTGATGCGGGTGATGGCGTTGGTCATGGGTGGCACCGAAAAGAGCACAAAGGAAACCATGGAAAAAGTAAATGCAGCCGATGTTTATGATCCATGGGCAACAAAGCATGGGGATCTGCCTAGTTACAAGACAGCCGCCGAAGCTGAAATGGCTGGCACACCATCATTTGGATCATCGGAGGAATTATCAAGGGTGCCAGAGTGCCAACATGGGGCAATGCGTTGGAATGAAAGCAAGCCGGATGCACCGAAATCATGGGGCGGCTACTTTTGCAGCGAAAAGATCAAAGAGCATCAATGCACGCCGCGTTGGTATGTATTGCGATCAACAGGAAAATGGGAGCCACAGGTATGAGCGACTATTCAGAGATTATCTATCCACAATCGATGACGGCCAAATTGCTGTGCAATGGTGAAGTCATTGAAGAATATAAAATCGAGCAATGCGACAAATGCTCACAGCTGAGAAAGTTTGACAAATTTGGCTATCAAAAAGGCTATGACAAGACAGAGAACATCATTTGGTTTTGTGGTGGTTGCCGATGAAACGCATTGAGGAAATTCAATGCCTATTGGCAGCTATTGAACATTGCACAGATCGCACAGGCGAGCACGAAACAAGGCGGCAGAAAACACCGTCATGGTTTGAATTTGTAGCTCAAATGGCTGAGGCGATGGCAGCTGAGTGGGTTGTGGCCAATCGGTTGGGCTATGAGTACATGCCGGGGCTGACATGGGATAAGTCAAAAGCCGATGTAGGTGAGCACATAGAAGTTAAGTGGTCAGCTAATCCAGCCTCTAATCTATGGATTCAGGAATCAGATCGCCATGATCGAGACATTGCTGTATTGGTTACAGGTAACTCACCAAAGATGCACATCGTGGGCTGGATGCCGGTTGCCGTAGCTAAAAAGCCAAGGTACCGAAACAATGCACAGAATAACTGGACGGTGCCACAAATCAATCTACAGCCTATTGACACACTTATGAGGAGCAACTATGCACATCCTTCAATTTGATTGTTCGATATGTAAGAAGCTATACGGTAAGCCTAAGCAACGCCATGGACTCAAGAAAGGTGCTGAACTCACAGCTCATGAGTGGTTCGCCCAATGTATGGGATGTGGCACATTTGGCATCAAGTTGGTCGATGATGATCGCATTGAGGAGTTGAGTCAATGAATAAGTTATCCACAGGGTTTATGCACAGGTGTGTGAAACCTGTTGGAATCGCCCAAGATCACGCTCGGTATTTGACAGCCTTGGTACGCTCCAGACTCGCAGACGAGCCGGTGTGCCGGATAGCTCGGGCGCGATGTATGGTGCTATTGGCCGCGCTATGTATTGTTGGCACAACACCGGCAACAGCTGCAAAAGAAGTAAAACCATCGATTGATTCTCTAAAACTCTATGCACACTCTCGTATCATCTCTTGGAAAGAGATGAAGTGCTTTGACATATTGATTACCAAAGAATCTAATTGGAGAATAGAAGCTATCAATCCCAATGGCAATCACTTTGGTTTGGGTCAAATGCGTAATACCAAGTACCGTAACCTTGATGGCTTTAGAATGATTGACTGGACTCTGAGATACATTGATCATCGTTATCAAGGCAAGATATGTGATGGAGCTTTAGCTC